TACATAACTACAAACTGGGTTTATACACCCGAGCGTTAGTTCAACATATGAAGCGTCATGCTTGGTGGGGCCCTGGCCGTGAGTGTTCCTATATTGAGCAGTCCGTGCATCGCGTGCACGCTATTGCTCACGCCGAAAAATCCGAGATGCATGACACCGACTTCTCATCCTACGATGGGACTACGGGCAGTCTCGGCATAATGGTGGAGCGTCTTGTCATGAAAGCGCTCTTTGACGACGATGATTACGCTGCTGTCTCCGATTTGCTCGATGCGAGCATTAATCCGAAAGTTCACGCTGACTTCGGACAGGATGACGACGGCTATGACATCCGAGCAATCCGTTATGGTATCGGCACCAAAAGCGGCGAGGCCAACACTACATCACGTAATGGTGTGCTGGCTGGGTTTTGTAAGTTCCACAGCGCCCGTTGTGCGGGGTTGACACCCGCTGACGCGTGGAAATACTTATGCGAGCGGACCATTTTATCCGGCGACGACGGCAACGCTGTCGCCCTACCGATTACCGCTTACACTTGGATGGAGGAGGTCGGCCTCAAGGTCAAGTTGCGTGCTTATAAGTCTGGGCACACGCACTTCCTTGGCCGGTTGTACATATCACCCTTCTTTTCCGTGATTAACGTAGCATGTGCCGTGCGCGTTTTACGCAAATTGCATTTGGTGCGTGTGCCGCCTGGCGGTTCGGCACACCTAGCCATGGCACAACGTGCCGCCGGCTACCTCATCACGGACCCACAGACCCCTTTGTTGTCGTCTTATTGGTTGAGCGTCTTGCGCTCACACCCCGTGTCCGCTTTGGACCCCTATTACCATGATTCTTATACGTTCGAACGGCTCACTTCCGGCAACACTTACACTAGTGTTGGAGCCGATGCGCACGTTATCATGGAGCTTTACGCGAAGCTTTTGGGTGTCCCGAGCGAAGACCTGATCACCTTGGAAAATAGTTTTCGTTCCAAGACTGCCATCCCAGGTACCCATTACTTCCAACTCGCCGATTTGGTCATCGACGAGCGACCAGGCCTCGTTTTCGACGGTGTGCTTATTGGGAAGCCACTAGATTCCATCCCTGCCGAGCGTGATAAAGGCGTTATAGAAATGGAGAACGAGAATGCCATCGCAACGGTTATCGCTGCTGATTCCATGCTTTTCACACCAGGAGAGCCCAAGCCCGATTACCCTTCGTTGGAAGACTTGCAAGACGTTATCCCATCGCCCATTACTACGCAGTTCGCTCCGTTAGAGCTGCGCCGCCCACAACCTTTGACTCTCGTCGAGATTGCTGAGCAGAAGGTCGATGCCGAGATGTCTAGTTCAGATGATGAGACTAAACCGACCGCTCGGTTAATTAACCCGCGGACCAGTCACAAATCACCTACGAACGATTTCGCGACCGCGCTAGCTGCTTATGGCCGCACGCCTAAAGCCATCGCCGCTGAGAAACAACACACTGTTTTATCTCACTTAAACGCGTTGGTGTCAACACACCCAGAGTTGTCTGACACCGTCGCCGTGATGCTAGCGCCAGCTGCGCCTGCGAATTCTGCTACGCAACACAAACCCAC